ACCATTCATGGTATATTTAAACCAAGCTGATTGAACCTTCTCTCGTCCTGCCCAATGATATTTGTAAATATATACAGCGTTGGTCTCTTGGGTTGTTAAGCAAACCAGAGCATTCTCTGTGGTGCTCGCAACCATCTTGAAGACCCCATCAGGTACATATTTAGCAACGTGTGCTGTAACGTCCTGAGCATCTGATCGATCTGTATCATCGATGACATAGTATTCGCGTACTGAGGTGAAGCCACCACGCTTTGCGGGGAAGTACACAACATTACCGGCGGATGCAGGCTGCGCTAATGTACTAGCTTCGTATTCTGTAGTCTGACTTATCGATGTGTTCTTAGGTGTGATAAAGTCAGCACCCTTTAGGATGAACTGTGTCTGATCGGAGAATAGCAGGAGCTTACGGTCAAACGGGATAGCATGCTTGAGTAGGGATACTTTTGTGTGGCTGGCAGCTACATCAATCGGATCGTTATCTAGCAGTGTCCTTGCGGTGGTCGCGAAGAAGTCAAAGTATTCTGAAGTCCTCGACATGACCGTGTTCTCGCCTGAGAGAAAACCTAGCCGGTTCTGGAAGAAGAATACGTCAGTAATCTTACGACCAATGAAGGATGGGTTTGGAACAGATGTTAAGTCACCTACAGCCCTATCGCCCCACTCAGCTACCTCAAATGTAAATGAGCCATCTGGTTGACGTATCAAAAGATGAGGCATCGTTGACGCATCAATCTCATATTCAATGTTAGGTTCTACCCACTCGATCCATGTACCTTCACCGATCTTCGTCTGTGTCCCGTTGTCAGATACAAACTTCACATAATAATCGTCAAAGTCGTTTGTCTGGTCGCCTTGAACGTGGGCAATGTAACCTTCAGGAGCCTTGTTAGGTAGCTCATCGAAACGCTGCACGGTTCCTACAGTTGCTGAGAGACCTTCGTCACCCAAGCTGTCATAGGTTGCTAGGTCGAACTGAGCGTTACCTGTCTTGGTTATAACAACCGTACTACCGTCTGCACGGGCCGTGAAGCCTGAGACTGAGTTGATACCAGATGCTATCCTAGTGGCTATATCATCTGTTCTAGTTTGGACCTGATCGGTCTCAGAAGTCTCAATGTTAACAGCAATAGCTCCATCGAGGTATACTGTGTAGCGTTGGCTATAATCGCCCTGCTTGACGGCTATGAGACCAGTGTAGGGATATAGTGGGGTTAACGCGCTGGACATCGCTGTTGTTTGCGATGTGTTAACTATGAACGTATAGTCGGCTACAGTGACTGCGCGAAAGTCAGTAGCTGGTGCGGTACTGTTTAAATACGAAGTGCCGTCTGGGTATGTGACAGTCTTTGCCACACCATTTAAATCATAGATAGAAATTTGATTGGAAGCGTTAATAAATACAAAGTAACGCTCGGTCACATCTCGGTTTATGAGATGACTGAATGACCCGATAGTTTCCGAGGCACTCATTGTTGCTACGTTTTCTAGCGGTGGTCGCTTTTGTAACCCCTCAACAAGCGAAGGGAACGCATTCTCCATTAGCTCTGCCTGTGAAGACAGACGGAGCGCCGGTGACTGCTGTGAAACGCCTTGCACTAGGTTGGGGATGGCAGAACTAATTAGGCCCATTACAATATCCTACGATTAAATCCACGGTTCATGACGCGGGATACTGAATAGCTATCCATCATGTTGTAGTCTGCGGTATCACCTTCAAATTCCTTGAGGTCGATCAGAGCAGATTGCTCATCCCGGCGGACCATCTGGTGGATGGATTCAGAGTTCAGCATACGATCTGAGTAGATACGAGCCGCGCGTGTGGTGATGTATTTCTTTGCGACATCTGGGAGAACCGAGAAGTCTTGATAGTAAACTATGGTAACCGTGATGGGTGACGTAAATGTGAAGCTGCGGTCATCCAAGTCGAACAAACGGTTTTCTCGGATTACTACGTTAAAATCATCAGCATCTATACGGGCTACATCATTGGGAACTACGAGTTGGTTGTTGTTGTCAGGTGTAAGCTTCACACCATCTTCTGTGTTAAAGTGCCAACCTTGCCCCTGAACCTCACGACTTACTTCGTTCAAGACCTGCTTGGCTATAGATACGTCAGTCACTTGGTTACCGTCTAATGTGTTGACGGGTGCCTCACCGATTGTTGTCAGTAGGACGTTGACCGCTTCTAGTTCGGTCATGGACGATGGTTTAGTCATGATGTCCTCATATGAAAAAAATGGGCAGGCCCAGTATTGGACCCGCCCGAAATATTATTAAGCAGTCTTGATTTCTACTGCACACTCAGGACGCAGGACGCCGTGGCCCATTGCGTACTTAGCAGCCATCAATGTACCTTGGTACATGACTTCGAAGTCGCCAGATGTACGCTCTACTGCGAGGTCCATCAATTTGACTGTACCGATAGCAGACTTCTGCATAACCAGTGCGGCTGTAGTTGAGAAGTTACCGGAGTAGGTATTGTTCTCACCAGCAACGGCAGCTACGTTAGATGTTGGCAGGTTGTTAGATTTAACAATCTGGATGCCAGCAACTTTAAGAACTGTGCCTTCAGCGTATACACCAGCTCCACCCCAATCACGGTTGATTACGGAGGTCTCTTGGACCAAGTTGTAATACTGTGCAGGAGCTACGATAGCTACACGCTCATTCTCTGGAACGTCTTTCTCATCCATTGCTTTCGCAGCGTCAAAGATAGCGGCAGCCAAAGCTGCACCAGAAGTCTTAGAAGTTGCGGAGATAAGGGCTGTACCGCCGTTACCGCCGGAAATGGTTGCAGCTGAACGCGCACCCAAGAGACCTACGCGCATTGTGCGTGTGTCGAATTCTTTAGCCAAAGCCATACCCAAGAGGCGGCTGTATTCAGCGCGCACATCGTAGTGGTTCTTGGCTTCATCGATGTTAGCGATGAATGTGTCAGCAATAAGAACATCATCGATGTTGATGACAATCTCGTTGTGAGCAATTTTCTGTGTACCCAACAAAGGTGTACCTACAGTGTGGTAAGCAGCGTTGGCTTTACCTGTCACTGGGAAAGAGGCTGACTTACCAGACGCGATTGTGCGGCTGACATGCAGGTCTTTCATTACGTTAGTTTCGTCAAATGCAGTGAGAACTTCGCCTGCGAAGACTTTGAGGAACAGCGCGTTTGATGTCGCGAAGTCCGCTGGTGCCGCCTTGTTGACAACACCTAAGCGTGATGGAGTTACGTTTGCCATTTTCTTATCCTATGGAAAAATATTTTAGATTGAGAATGACTGTCGCTCATTACTTGTCAGGGTTGTCGGACGCATCCGGCCTAGTCGTTCATTATCGATAGTCTCAGCCACCTAAGAAGGTGTGCTAGTTGTTCTCTCATAGGAATTGACGGGGCGCAGTTGATACCTGACACCCCGCCAGATGGTACATTAAAATACCGAGGACCGCCCCAGCTTACCTTCCACATCCTTAGTGTATGCGGAATCCTTGCCGTATCGGGGGTCTTTCATTGCAGCTACAACTTCCGCTGTGCTGCGGAACTCATCCTTGGCAGGGGCAGATGCCTTACCGGCAAGCAATGTAGGCTCAGAGCCTTCAAGTGCCTCTCGCTTAGACACCAACCATTCGACTGCCATCTTTGCGTTATCTGTACCTGTCCCAACCATTTGGTTGTAGAGTTCTAGTTCTTTAGTATCGAGAGCTTCACGCGCCCAATCTGTCAACTCTTTGTAGCCTTCCTCACCGCCTACCACATCCATAACTTGTGTAGCATCTGCGGTTTGTGCAGCATTCATTCCGTTGATGTAGGTTTCCACCATTTCTTTGGGGTAACCCATAGCTTCTAACTCAGCGAAACTATCTTCGCTTAACTCACCAGAGCCAGCAAATTCCTCAGAGAACTTCTCAAAGCTTACAGGCTCTGACTGACCTTGCGGCTCTCCATCCGTATCAGATGGCTCTGCGGCTTGGTCTGTCGATCCTGAGAGTTTCTTCTCAAGTTCACTGTAGGACTTTGCTAAATCCTCTGGTGAGTTAAACTTTTCTGGCAACCATTCTGGACGTTCAGATTGGTTATCCTCGGCAACAGGTGCTTCCGGGCCAGTTTCGTCTTGTGTGATTGTGATTGTTTCTGCCATGTTCTAGTAATCGATCCGTGTAATTTTGGATACACCTTTAGATATGGCGGGTGCAGCCAGTGGTTTTTTCTCTTCAGGTTTAGCTTCTTCAGCCTTCACCTTCTCCACTGCTTTGCTGTCTTTGGCTTTCAACATAAGAGTTTCCTAGTGCTTTAGCGCCTTCTTGAATAGTACCGGGTCCAGCTTGCATCATCATTTGCTGCATCTGTGCCTGTTGCTGTTCTTGCGCTATTTGTTCTTGTGATTTGATAAGACCTTCTGTCTCGATACCGAGTGCAGTAGCCCTACGCTTGATGTAGTCCTGTAGGTTCACATATTGCTGTAGAACCTCTGGTCCCAACGCCTGTGTCATACCCTGAATAAACAGGTCCAACTTACGCAGATCGTGACCACGGCCCAGAGCTTCCATACCAGTAACAATGGTTGGTTTAACTACATTGTCGGGCAGCTTTGGTAGCTTCTTAGCTTTGGTCAGGACATCAATCTTGCGGTTAACGTAGGGAAGCTGGAATTCCTGTGACAGGATCGAGTAGATACCTGATAGGGTGTCTTCTAGCTCTCCTGCGAGGTATCGGATTTCTTCCGCTGTAACTCGCTCTCCGTTACGTTGAACAGAAGATTGAAGCATAAATTGCTGTGATAGGCGTTCTTCAATTCCCTGCATCGCTTGGTAAGCCACACGGAAATCGTTAAACTTATCCATTTGTAGGACAGATACATCGTTACGATTACCCTCAATGATTGCTGTATTCTCAGCTTGGGCGATTGTACGCATACGGGTTGTTCCGTTGGGGTTCACCATAAAGAGAACCTTGGCCGCTGCCGCTGCACCCTCAACGATTGCCTGTGACAATCCTTCGAGAGACCGTAAGTCGCCTAGAAGTTCTTCTACAAAGCCTCGACCATAATCCTCACCGTCAATGCGGGAGAACCGCAGAGGCAGGAAGGGGACTGAGCCTTCTTTATATTTACCTTTAGTGCCGGTTACGATTGTACCTTTGCACTCTTGGTAAACATTAAAGAATGAGTTCTTACGCTCGATGTGTGTGTAGACTTCTACAGTCTTCTCATCACCTTCAAGCTTACCTGAGATGTTTGCGGCTGTCGCTTTGTCCAGAGCATTGGGAGAGACATGCTCTACCACTACAATCTCTAGGACTTCTCCGTTGGGAGCGCGAGAAACTACATAACTATCTAGGTGTATTACTCTGGTTTTATCGGGTCCAACGTGGAGTAGGACGTTGCCTCCGACAATTAAGTGTTTCAACGCTTCGTGTACCGCAACTCGATCACCAGACGTTTCAATCTCAGACATAACTGCCCGTTCATACTCGCCCAATTGTTGTTCAATTGAGGTACGAGCAGCATCATCTTGGGCCATCTCTTTAAGAGTATATGGCTCAACCATGAAGCGGAAGAACGGGGAGTTAGGTGGCATCAAAGCCAAAGAAAGTTTGGAAGCTAGGTTATTCACACCTCGCGCACCGATGCCTTGGAAAGGAGTATACAAGTCACTCGTTTCGTTATGGACATCCGGTGGGATTAGGGAGGGAATAGTTAGCTCAGAACAATCTCTGGCTCGATCCAAATAAGATTGGCGTGTCTGTTCGAGTTGGCGATACCGCGCTTCTGCGGTTCCCATACTCATTCAGTGTCTCACTTATTAATCTGTAGTCCTGTACCTTTTCCCATGTTGGAAATGGTAGGGTCTAAGTCTACTTTAAGTTGCGATGTTCCCGCAGCCTTATTAGATACGGCACCCTTTTCAGCTGCCATACCACTCTCTGGGGAACTTGGGTCATACATATTAGTCATGACAGGATTCGCAGATGGTGGGGCTGCTGGGGGTGGTGCTGGTGCTGGTGTTGGGGCTGATCCGCCAAAGCACATAATCATTCTCCTAGTTTTGAAGCTTCTTGTTCTTCGTAAATTGTTTGTATGAAGTCTACGACTGAACGCTGACCACCTCGCCACATGAGGATATCATGCTGTTCAAGATATTGTGGTGCTTGAACAGGGAAACGGGAATTGAGTTCATCTAGTAGTTCTTTAGATATGTAAGGAAACATTAGTTTAATCCTCTAAGGTGCAACCTAATCGAAGGCTTTGGTCCACATGGCACAAATACCGGAGCGAACCACATCTTCATGAGTGAAGTTACAGTGCGCTGCGGGGATGTTGTGTTTATACATAAGGTCGATAGCAGTCTTTAGACCGCTGGCTCCCTGAAGGTCATGCTGGGAAATATCCCCATTCACGATGACCTTGCTGTCCTCACCGATACGGGTCAGGAACATCTTCATTTCATGTGGTGTTAAGTTTTGTGCTTCATCAAGGATGACGAAAGCATTGTTGAAAGATCGTCCACGCATAACCTCGAAAGGGACAATCTCAATGTCGTTCCTTTTTCGAGCTACTTCAAACCTGCCCTTACCAAGCCGAGCCTCTAAGACCTCAGTGAGCGGAATAACCCAAGGAGCAATCTTGTCTTCTATGGTTCCTGCAAAATAGCCTAGAGATTTACCTGCCGGGATATTGGGTCTGGTCAGGATGATCTTATGTATCTTATGGGCGTTAAACATATCCGCAGCTATTGCAGCTGCTATGTAGGTCTTACCTGTACCTGCCGGTCCTGTGACGAATGTCTGTGGGAACCGAGCAATACAGTCCATGTAGTTTTGTTGGGCAGGGTTCATTGCAAGAAGAGGCTGCACACGGGGACCGCGCACAACCTCAACTTCCTCCTGCTTACGTTTGTAAGTGGATTTCTTTCGCATTATTTTACCTTAACGGATGGGGCAGGCCCCTGTTGCACATTCATCGTCAGTCAACTCATCGAAGGAGTTGGCATTCTCGATGTCTACTTCTGCAAGCTTTGAGACATACTCATCGTAAGTCTCTTTAGTTACGACCTCTTGCGGCAGGTAGGCATAGCCCAAGTCCGCTGCGGTCTTTGTTGGGTCGTTACGGTAGATGAAGGATACACCCACATAACTATCCCAGTTGGTTAAGATCCACTCGATGATTGAGGGGATTTCTGTTGGGTCATAACTGATAGTGACAGAACAGTTATGGTCTACATAGTTGTCCATCATAAGCTTGTATCGGTCTAGCTGTTCTACAGCTGTCTCTAGGTTTACAAACTTACCATCAACCTCTTCGAACTCTACATCATCATAGGCAACCGGGAAGGTAACCAACACACTGTCAGGTTCGAATGGTTTCTCAATTACAGTGTAACCAGCTGCGGTCATGATCGGTACGATTGGATCATGCTTAGAGAAGGTGACATTGTTAAAGAGATACTTACCGAGAGGCTTGTGTACCCCCTCTGTAGTGGACATAATTTTACTCAGGGTTCCACTTGGCTTGACTGTGCTAACTAGCTTGGGTCGAGGTAGACCTAGTTCATCAGCAATATCATTGGCGCCATTCCGTGCAGAAGCGCGAAGCTGTTGCAGCATCGATGCGATGTTCTTGTGCTTGTTGTGGTCCAAGAACTTCACGATACCTGTAGCACCTACACCGCAGAGACGTAGGAACTCATTCAACTCATGCCATGAACGCTGCAAGATACCATCATCCAAGTTCACACAAGTCTGCCGGTAGTTTGCACGGGCTGCTAGGTATACAGCCTTGTTCAACCCTTGGAAG